GATGCGTTGCCTAAGCGTTTATCAAACTTAAAGATAACTTCTTCATCCATTATCTCATGTACTCTTAGACGAAACACTTCGTCTTTCATTCGATCTGTCCACTTTGCTGACTGAAATTTACTGCCTATTGGATTTCCGTTGGCGTCGTTGAGTTCGTACCACGCACCTTTTCTTACGAGACTGGTAGATGCAGAGATGGCGTCAAACAGACTTTCTTCGTCTTGGATACCTATCTTGTCTCCCCATAGAATCTTGAAGTTGCATTGTCGTCCTTGGGTTCCAAATCGTGATTTCTCAAGTTTGACTTTTACCTCTGAGCCAACTCGGAAGCCCTTGTCGTCAGTGACAAAGGACGCCTTTGCTTTTCTTCCAGTCAACCAAATCCTCAGAGAGTATGAATAGATTGTGGCTTTTCCACCAGGAGTCATGTAGGGGGTGGTGAGAGCTTCTGATGGTGAACGGGTGATGTTCGCTTTCAACTGGTTTAGAATAAGGAAAGTGCTTTCCGAGTTGGCTATAGGGATAATAAGTTTTGAGAGTCCTTTGGCAAGGATTCTTGCTTTCATCGCCATTGACGACTGAGGGTTGAAATCTCCCTCGATGTCTGAGATGGCGGGGGTAAGGGCGAGAGAGTCCCAGATGAATAACATTCTATTGTCATTTGATGCCAATAGAGTTTCAATAGTCTCCAGAACAAACTCAACGGACATTGCTTGGATGTACATAAGTTCATCTAAGTTGCATCCTGCGTTCTGAAGGAACTCTGGATCAATGGCGCTCTCGGAATCAAAGTAGATAACATCAATGCCCATCTTTTGAGCATTGGCGGCTGCTTGTGCCGCCATGTATGATTTACCTGTTGATGCCAACCCAGCGAGTTCTGAAATCTTCCCTCCTGGTATTCCTGCCATCTCTCCACGGGAAATAATGGAATCCAACCATCTCGAACCTGTAGGTATCCAATAAGGAACCTGTGTTGGGTTCTTCTCGGTTAGACTGTGTGCGACATTGATGCCAGCTTGCTTATTTATCATAGCTCGCATGTCAGCCATGCTCATTTTGCCTGCTTTGGATGAGCTTTTCTTAGCCATTATTTCTCCGTTCTCTTGTAAAAGTGTGAGGCACCTGATTACCCTGTGCCTCCCTGTGGGCAGATGATACGAAAGGGGGGGTGTGCATTTATAGCAATATCATCTGTTTGGTTGAGTTGAGATTCTAAGTTCCCATTAACTCGCTGAAGGCGGCATCTACAGAGGAGGCTGTATCTGTAGTTGTTGCCGCTGTGGTTGTTGACGTAGTTTGAGTTAGCTCTGTAGCTACGGCGTCTGCTGTTTCTCCAAGGAGATAAGCATCTAACAATGCTCCAACTTCCGCTGGCGTCTTACGCTCAAAGATTGCATCAAAGTCTGGAATACTTTCTAGAAGCTCTGTGCATCGTTCGTCTCCGCCAACTGCGTCATCACAGAGAGGAGATGAACGTCGTCGGGGAACCAACTTAGTTTGAGGATATGAAGCACCTGCTGGTTTGCCATAATGTAGTGACAAATCAGTTCCAGTTTCAACATCGGTGATGTCGCCGTACTCAGGGTTGAGGACGAGGTTGAGCAACTGCTCGTATACCGTCTTGCCGTAACCCCATAGACGAACACCTTGATCCTCTTCTCCACGAACGAGAACGGGCGAGAAGAAGCGCTGGCGAGCCATAAGGTTCTTTGCCTGCTTGATGCTTTCTTCGGTTCCCTCGTTGAAGAGTTGACGAACGAAGTCGTTGAGTGGATCAGCTTCGTTGAAGTTGCGGTAGGGTGAAAGGAATCCTGGGTTGTTTCCTACATTATAGTGGAACCAGTAGTCCTTGAAGGGATCGCCGTCAGCAGTTGGGACGATGCGAATAGTTTGCTCGCCGTCTTGCGGACGCCAGAATGAGGACTTCTGTCCTCCACGGTTTTCGAGAGCCGACTTGCGGGCTTTCATTTTGTTAATGTCAATAGCCATTTGTTATTTTACCTTTGTTTTGTTTTTGTGGCGGATTTGCCTAGAGTCAAGATGATAAATCTCTCACCTTGCTAATGAATATTATAACACAGATATGCTATAAAGTCAAAGTCTTTTTTTATTTATTTTCGAGAATCTCGTCGATTTCTGTTTCTTCGTAGTCAAAGAATCCGTGATCCATTGGAATAGTCATTACCCATCCGCTGCCATACTGACATTGGCATTTAGACAAGCCGTCTATTGCCGTGAACTGGGCACCTGTTACTGAACAGGCTACTTCGCAATGTCCTACTTTTCTTCCTACTTCGACGCCTTGTTTCAATACAAGTATAGTCAAGAATGTACCTACGAGTGAAAGTCCGAAAAGAGTCAATGCTCTCTTTGCTATGCGCTTCCATTTGGTTGGTATCTTCTTAAGCAATTTCAATTACCAGTCCTCGCAGTATTGGTGACTATGTAAGCATAGTCCTGTTCATAACTAGTTGAATGTATCCTAAACGACGTTTTTACACTATCTTCTTCCTTAGTATTGTTGTTGATATTGTTGATTATCTTTTTCATCAGAGTTCCATCTGTCTCCAGTGTTTTCTGATTGATAGCATAATAATAACACTTTTCTGAGGTGTTGTCAAGTAAAAAGAATAACTTTTCTTCTCCGCTCTCCGAATCAACAACTCCGAAGGTGCTAACTCGTGTTATTTCGCTTGGTTCGAACGATGTGCTGTGAACTGGGCTCTGATGGTTGTAGAGGTTTACCATGTGGAGCGTTGACGCTATTAAGTCATTTAGTTTGTCGTAGTATCCGAATACTGGGACTTCGCCGATGACTGACTCAACAAGTTTGTTGTCTACCATATAGAGTCTCGCCAACTTTCCTGAACGGGCGTACTCTTGTAGGACATTTCTCACTAGTCGTTCTTGCGCTTTGTTGCTTGCTCCGAGGAACTCAACATCTGGTTTGATGTAGAGGACGTTGATTGTCTTTTTCATCTTTGAGAGTTGTTCTAATATGCGGAGAGAGGTTCCAGAGATTGCTCCCGAACCTGATAGGACAAATAGAACATCGTCGGTTGATGGTTTGAGGAATGTCCGCATTGACGGGACACTTGTCTCGTATTGCTCTGGTGATGCCTTTTCTTTGAGAAGTTTTTCATTCTTCTTGTTCTCGGCAATATTCTCGATGTCTATCTTGAATATTTTGTATTGTGGATATTGGGAGAACTTATCTGCTATGGCGCATCCTGCTTTCCCCAGTCCTATCACTGTGTCCATTTATCTTCCGTGTCTATAAGAGACTTTTCCATTTCAGGATTTGAGATGTCTTCCATCCCTTCTGGACATAATGACTCGTGTCCATCTCTTCCAACTCTCTTATCTTGTCCTCAATAAAGACGCCCTTGGTTCCTGCTATCTTTGTCCAATATTGATCGCTCTCAATTGCTTGGCGAATAGTGTGCCAAGGTCCAGCCCATTCGTCTTTGATGCGATATTGCATTCCGTAAGCGGGAGCGTCGGCGTTGTAGGCAGCAATAGCCATTACAGTGTTGCCGAACTTATCTTCAATTGGATATCCAAAGATGAAGGCGAACTGATTGTATTTGTCGGATAGACTTTTACCCAACTCAAATAGGGCGGCTGCTTCGTCTTCCACCTCTTCACGAGGAACATCTCCTCGCTGATGGGTTGTAACTATCTGTGTTACTTCAAGAACTCGCTTAATGCTCTTCTCGTTTGTATCTGGATCTTCAACTGGTTCTTCTTGCCCTGCGCCAAGAACTTGAGTGAACGGGTATCCCGCTGCCTTCAAGTCGCTCTTTAGCATCTTGCCTCGCTTCTGGTTACCTGCTTCGTCTTTACCCAAGTCGTCTCGTGCTGCGGAGATGACGACGAAAGGTTGTTTCCCTTCATCTACCATTCTCTTTATGCGAGAGAAGGAAGATTCGTTTAGAACTTCGTTTGTGTATTTATTCCAGTTGTCTATAATGCTTTTCATAATTTGCCTCGCTTATAAATAGTTCGCTGAACCATCTACTGCCTTATCCTTTTCATTTCTCCGAATGATTTCCCACCACTTAGATTTACTTGGAATGTTCCGAACTTTGTTTCAGAGAATATTGAGATGAGTTCTCCTATGAGTTCTCTGTCCTCGTCGGCAAAGTCAATAACTATACTATCATGAAGTGTGAAAGAAATAAAGGACTTTCTGTTTTTTAGAGTCTCGGCGATATTCATTGCCTTGGTGAGAACCAAGTCGCTTGTCGTGCTTTGTATTAGATAGTTGAGAGCGTGGTGTCTGTCTGCTGGGATGAGTCTCTTGTATGGTGTCGCGACATGTTGTCCGTTCCAATACCTTTTCAGGACGGATTCTCTATCATACATTCTCTCCGCCAAGAGATCTTTCGCTCTGGGGTTGTATAACCAAGAGAAGATGCCCTTCTTTGCTTGCTCTCTCGTAACCAGTCCTCCATAAACAACGTCAACATTCCACTGGTGAATGTCGTCACTTGGTTGCTCTTTTCCTGCGAGTGCGAGGAGGACGCGGAGTTCTGCTGCGTTGTAGTCAAGTTCCACGAAATAGTCGTTGTTTGGTTTGACTATCTTTCGGTAGTCGGAGTCAAGCGTCATAATGGGGAAGAACCCCTTGTTCGTTGTTAGTCGTCCTGTCTTGGTGCCGAAGATGTTGTAGGATACATACGGACTTGTCGTCTTGTTCTTGCTGATGAAGTTCTTCACTTTGAGTTTGTGACTGTCTCTCGCTATTCTTCGGTAGTCTATGTTGAGTTTGTTCTGCTTGATGTCGTGTGCGAAGGCGGAGAGTTCTCGTAGGAAGTCGTAGTTGGATGGGGTGGCGTTGTTCTCAATAACATGCTTGGTTATCTGGTTCTTTATCTCGCAATATTCCAAGAGGAAGCGTTCAGGGACGATATCGTAGAAGCAGTTGGTGCGGAGAGATACTTTTGCGGTGGTAAATGACTTATGGAATGCCCGTAGGCGGGCGGAGATAGTCTCCCAGCGGGTTTTGAGATATTCAGGGCATACTTCCGTTAGTGATTTATTTTGGACGAGCAGAGAGGCGATGGTGGCAGGTTTTTGCTGAAATACTGGATTATAGTTCCAAGTCGCAGTTATGGCGTTGAAATCAAACTCGTCGCACTCATAAATGAGTTTGCCGTCGTGATATACGCCTAAGCAGTGCCGTTTGTCGTCTA